GCTTGGATTGAAATGTCTAGTAATGGTAAATTAGACGTTTATGCTAAAGACAGTATCAGTTTCCATACAGAAACAGATTTTAATTTTGTTGCAGACAGAGATATAAACTTTGAAGCAGGACGCAATATTAATATGATTACTAACGATAATATCAATATGAGCTGTGCTTTAGATTATCATTTGGTTGTTGGTGTAGATGGTTACATAAAATGTAAAAATAATTTAGAAACCACTGTCACAAATGATATGAAGACCACTGTAGGTGCAAACATAAATCAAAAAAGTGGAGAAAATACAAGAATTACTGCCGGCGGCACAAGTAATATAAAATCTAGTCATCATAAAGAAACAGCAAACCGTATTGATATGAACGGACCACCAGCAGAAGAAGCAGAAGAAGCAACTTTGCCTGTAAAAGCAAAATTTCCACAACGTGTTCCACAGCACGAACCTTGGCAAGGACACGAAAGTTGGAATCCGTTGGAAACTGCACCAGACAAAACTGAAGCAGTCGATACAGAAAGCCAAGATATACATATGGAAGAACGTCCTGTACATACGGACAGGACACCTATGAATGAATTAAAACCGGAGGATGATTGATGTTTCAAGCAATTGGGGGCGAACTTAGAAACGCAGCACTTAGAGAAAGCAATAGAGTTTTAGGAGATGCTGTAAATCAACTAGCCAGAAAAAGTCCTATACCTACTATAGCAACTGTAGGCGCAATACAAGGTGGATTACAAGGTGGATTGCAAGGAGCAATACGAGGAGCAGCACAAGGGGTTATTTCAGCAGGATTATCTCAACTGCAAAATCAAATTCCACCACAGTTTGCACAAGCCGCTGCTGCACTACAAGGCATTGCGAACCCAGCAGCATTTACACCAGATGGTTGGATAAATCCTGATCAACTAGCTGCTGGTTTTACACAGCCATTTGGAGGACAACCCGGGCAAAGAGGCACAGCAACAACAACTTATGCAGGCACTACATCTGCTGATAATCCTAGCACAGTAAGAACACAAATTGTGGATGCTACACAAGGAGAAGTTTTAACTATCAAAGATAGTTTCCTACAAGGTTTGCAAGGCGGATTGAGTAGTATTATTGGACAAGGCTTAAACAATTTATTAGGAAGTTTGCCTAGCACAATGCAAAACTTACTAAGTTCTACAGGTTTAACTGGTGCTCTTGGCAGTGCATTAGGTGCAATAGATGGTGCAATAGGAAAAGCATTAGGCGGATTAGGCGATGCATTAGGCGATGCAGCAGGAAAACTTGCAAGCGGATTAGGCGCTGCTATTGGCGGCATACCAGGCATAGGACCAGCATTTGAAGGCTTTACAAAAGGTATTGGAAATTTTACAAAAAATTTAAATGGCGCAATAAATGGACTACCGCCAGAATTGCGTAATGTAGTAAATGGCGCTGCGGCACAAGTTGGTGCAAATTTAATTGGAAAAGCATTGAACAGACCTAAGATTGTAAAAGATGTAGGCAGACAAGTTGCAAATAATATTAGGTTTAAAGAAAATCCTGTGACACAAGCAAATGCAATTGCTAGTGCAGCAAATGATCTTCACAAGAAAACATTTAAAACTACAGGTGATAAAACTTTTGCAAATGTTGCAAATGCTGCTAAAAAAACAGCAAAAAAGTTTGGCACAAAATTAGTAAAGAAAAAAGATTTGTATGGCTTTACAACACAAGACATTGTGAATACTAAGCCAGTTCAAAGATTTGTAAATGGAACTTTAGTAACTATTACTCCGCAAGTAAATAATCTTTACGACGAATTATTGGTATAAATACGTTATGGCTACAAATGAAAAACCACTTTATAAAAATGTAACAATATCTTCTCCAGGAGAAGAAGCCCCTGTAATCAGCAAGCAATACAGAGGTATTAGCACTGTAGCCAATCCACGTGGATTTAATCTATTTGATTTAGAAATAATCAAACAGGATGTAATAAATCATTTTCATATACGTAAAGGCGAAAAACTTGAAAATCCTACTTTTGGTACTGTGATTTGGGACGTACTGTTTGAACCATTTACTGAAGATTTAAAAGAACTTATTATCAAAGATATTACTGAAGTTATAAATTATGATCCACGTATAAACGTAAATTCTGTCACAGTTGACACATACGAAAGCGGCCTGCAAGTAGATTGCAGCATTACATATCTTCCATATAGCATCAGCGAAACAATACGTATAAAATTTGACCAAAACAACGGTCTTCTTTAAATGCGCATATAATTACTTCAGGTAAATATACTATAAAGTGAGGAATGGCATATGTCAACGACAGACAGGCAAAATCGACTTCTATTAGCAGAAGATTGGAAAGCAATATATCAAAGTTTCAAGTACGCTGATTTTCAAAGTTACGACTTTGATAATTTACGTAGAACAATGATCTCTTATATTAGAGAAAATTATCCAGAAGATTACAATGATTATATTGAAAGCAGCGAATATCTTGCACTGATTGATTTGATTGCATTTTTAGGTCAAAACCTAGCCTTCCGCACAGACTTAAATGCTAGAGAAAATTACATTGAAACAGCAGAGCGTAGAGAAAGCATTCTCCGCCTTGCACGTTTAATCAGTTATAATGCTAGTCGTAATACAACTGCTAACGGTTTGTTAAAAATCGATAGCGTTAGTACAACTGAAGATGTATTTGATGCAAATAACAATAACCTCAGTGGACAAACTGTTTTGTGGAATGATGCTACAAATAATGATTGGTATGAACAATTTATCAAAATCTTAAATTCAGCATTGCCTGCAAATTCACGCTTTGGACGTCCTGTAAAAAAATCTATTGTTGATGGCATTGTTACAGAGCAATATAGATTCAATGGAACCAATACAGATATACCTGTTTTTAGTTTTACTAAAACAGTTGATAATAAAAGTAGAAAATTTGAAATTACCAGTGCTGGTATTGACACAACAGATAATTTCATTTATGAAGAAGAACCGTTTCCTGGCAACAAACTTGCATTTCTATATAGAGACAGCGGTCAAGGCGCAGGCAGTGCAAACAGTGGATTCTTTTTACACTTTAGACAAGGTACTCTAAAAAATAATGTATTTGCTATTGATAATCCAGTACCAAATACAACTGTAAACATTGATACTGACAATGTAAACGAAACTGATGTTTGGTTATACAAACTAGACAGCAACGGCTTTGAACAGGATCTTTGGACAAAAGTAAGCAATGTTGAAGGTAACAACATTGTATATAACAGTATTGAAAAAGGCGTTAGAGACATTTATGGTGTGCTGAGTAGAATTAGCGACCGTATCAGTTTAATTTTCAGTGATGGTGTTTTTGGCACACTTCCTAAAGGTAGTTTTAAAGTATATTATAGAACCAGTGCAAATGAACAATACAAAATCAATCCTAGTGATTTAGTAGGTATTCAAATACAGATTCCTTATTTGAGTAAAAATGGAACCAACGAAACATTAAACTTAGTATTAGATTTACAATCACCTGTTTCAAATGCAGATAGTAGTGAAACAAATGAAAGTATTAAAACAAATGCTCCTAGCACATTCTATACGCAAAATAGACTTATTACAGGTGAAGACTACAATATTGGTCCTCTAGGAGTAAGTCAGCAAATTATAAAAACAAAAAGTATAAACAGAACCAGCAGTGGTATTAGTCGTTACTATGATTTACGTGATGCAACAGGCAAATACAGTAACACACTAATGTTTGGCGATGACGGTAGCATTTACAGTGAAGATTTAGCAAAGAAATTCAGTTTTGGATTTACAACTAGAACTGATATTGAAGCAGTTATAAATTCAAAAGTTTTAGAAATTATAAAACATACACAAACTAAGAATTTCTATTACAAATATTTTGATAGAAATACCAGTGTAGAAGATTTAAACTTTACTTGGAAGCCAACTACAAATGATACAAATCAAAGTACAGGTATCTTCCAAGACCAATTTGACATTCCTGTTGCAGTAAGCAGTTTTACAGCAAGTATTATGAGATTTGTTTCTCCAGGAAGTTTAGTAAAATTCATTGCGCCAAGTGGACATTATTTTGATAAGAAAAACAACATAGTTTCTGGCACGCCAAATAAACTAGGTGACAAAGTCTATATTTGGACAAAAATAGTAAGTGTATTTGAAAATGGAACAGTACAAGATATCGACAGTGATTTAGGCCCAGTTATTTTAAATGATAATATTCCAGAAGGTGCACAAATATCTGAAATTATTTCTGTGCTGAATCTAGGTATTGTAGCAGATACATTATCTCAAATGGTTGATCAAACATTCAGCTATAAAACATTTGGATTGCGTTATGATGTAGAAACATCAAACTGGAAAGTTATTACAAGTACAAACCTTGATAAAACAGGTGATTTTAGCACAGCTAGAGCAGGCGATGCAACAGGTACTAATCAAGATAGTAGCTGGATTTTCTTGTTTGAAACAAATGGCGAAACATACACTGTAACACATAGAGGTCTAAGATATGTGTTTGAAAGCGATGAGCAAATACGTTTTTACTTTGATGGAAATGACAGAATATATGACAGTAAAACAGGTAAAATTGTTACGGATACAATAGACGTTTTAAGTAATAACAATATTCCAGATAGTTTAACTAACTTTACACAGGATTGGAAATGGCAAGTTATTAGTGCATATAGATCGGCGGCTGGTTATGTAGACAGCAAAAAATTAGAAATAGGATTTGTTGATACAGATGCTGATGGTGTAATTGATGATCCCGATATTTTTACACAGATTGTTGCACCAGATTTCCTACCTGATACAAAGTATGTTTTTGCTAAAAAGGTTTTAAAGAACGATGTAGAAACATATGAATATGCTAATGCAGAAACAAATAACATTTTA